AAGCTGGAGAGTTAGCAGACATATCAGCCACTTGGATGTCAGCGGCAGACGCAAACTTACGGCCTTCGTCAACAATCTTGTCTAGCAAAGAAGCCAATACCTGTGATGGCTCCTTATAAGGCAACGCCATGATATTGTCGGCAATAGTCCCGCTTGGTACGTCAACATCGCGCCACTCAGCTGGGCCAATCGGTGTATCGTCACCTTTAACCCGTAGGCCGCGAGTCTTAAATCCACCGGGCAAGTTGGCCAGAGTCCCTGCGTCCACCAGCTGTCTCAGAATAGACGTACCAGACTTGGCAAATGCTCCGACTAAGTGAATCAGACCAAAACAATAGAATCCAAAGCCGGGCACATAACCATAGTGAACGTAGTGCTGGCGCTTTGTGTGTAACTTATCGCCTTGCTTCCAGTTCCTGCGGATAGCCAGACACTTCATGCTTCCATGTTCAATGGTCACGATGTAAGGTAGGGCAATACCCGTGGGTTCTCCGTCTTTATCTTTGTGCTCGTAACCTGGGATGTCCAGATCTACGTTAATCTCAAGAAGTTTATAGCGGTCGTCCGACAAAGCGCGGAATCCCATCTTCTCGGCAATCTTTTTCTCCACTTCATCCAACATATTATTGGGTTCACCCAAGTCAATGTCAGCATAAAAGCCCGCAACCTGTAGTTTTCTCAGCTCATTCTCAGTCTTACGCATAACGTGCGTAACACGGGGGGATGTCTGGATATTAGACGCTCCATAAGGCACAACCAAATCTTCAGCCGGCACAAAAATAGACGTTTGCCTGTCGAAATTTGGGTCAAAGTACACTTTCTTAAAAGCATTACCAGACAATCCCAGTCCCCAGACCATCCTTTCGTGCTCTGGACGGAACTCAGTCATCACATCAGTCAACTGATAGTTCATATCGTCTTGAACACGGGTCGCAGCGTCTTTTTTCTCGGGGGTTTCTTTGCCGATAATCTGGGTCTTCACAGGCCCAGCGGCAGGGAAGGTGCTCATCATGATCTCGGCTTGGAATTTCACCAAAGCTTCTGACAATAACGGGTGATAAACCCCGCAAGCACCAATCCAAGGGTCAGCTCTCTCTTCGATCTTCATCCCTAAGAGCTCTAAACCGTCTACATACGTCTGCATCCAGTCTTTTCTTGAGTTAATGTCATCGTCATAGTCACTAACAAGGTCAGTCACTATCCCAGTCACCACTGAATCATCAAGAATTTCAACTAAGTTAGCGTCAAAATCCTCATCATCTTCGCCGCCAATCTGAATTTCCACACCATCCATGTTAATTGTTACCTCTTCAGGGTCAACAATCTCGATCTCAATACCTTGATCGTCTTCTGTTTCAGGCATTAGGGACTCAATACCCTCTGGTGCGGCGTAAAGTGATTTTTCAATGGACATATTTATCCTTAGTAGTAAGAAACCTTGCGTCTAAACGAGCGAACTTCGTCCTCTTCGTCAGTCTGCAAGCGTATAAACCCGCCTTTTCTGAACCTTATCAGAGCCTGTGTAGATGAGTCAACCAAGTCATCATGGTCAGAGTTTGGAAACGCAGCCATCTCTTCCATCAACTCATCAGCCCAGCGCGTAGCCGGCGCCCAAACTTTACCACTGGCAAACAAATCAGATACAGAATTGATCCTCACCATCTTATCATTACCCCTAGATGGCGTAAACTCCTGTACAGGTATCCCCATCGCCCGTAATTCATAAATCAATGGCGCTCCTGAAGCCTTGGCCTCAACAATAAACGCATCTGGTTCCCACTCTTTATAGTGGTTAAACGCCTTCTCTTTAAGTTCAGGGAACTCCATCCTCTTCTTAAACGCATCTAACAAAATAATATTCGCATCATTCTGGTTCTCATTCAAATAGAACACCCCCCAAGTTGTACACGCCGAGTAATCTGACCTTTCGTTCTTCGTAAACGCCGTATCCCAAGACTGGATCACAAACTCACACTTAGGCGGGTCTTCTTCTTTCCACTCTTTCCACCACTCCCTCTTAACGATAGCACCCTGCTCACTCGTGGGGCTTTGTTGATATTGCGCGTTCCACTTAGACGCAGGCAGTTCGGACTGTAGGGCTTCAAGTTCTTCTAAGCTCCAGAACTCTGGCCACAGGGGTTTACCGCTTGGTAATATCGCAGGGAAGTCAATCACCTCCCAGTCGTCATTACCGTCTTTCTCTATAGAGGACTGAAGGATCCTTCCCGTCAAATCCCTCTTAGCCCAGCGCGTCATCACGACAATGATCGCTCCTCCAGGCTGGAGTCGTTGCCTTGGCCCAGAGGTGTACCACTCGTAGACTTTATCAAAGACAGATGGATCACCAGAGGCCAAGGCAGCTTCTTGTTCTGAGTGGGGGTCGTCAATGATCAGTAGATCAGCACCCTTACCAGTCACCGTACCTCCGACACCAATCGCAAAGTATTCCCCGTTCTTATTCGTAGACCAACGGCCGGCCGCTTTGCTGTCTGACCTCAGATTAACATTGGGGAATATCTTAGAGAACGGCTCACTGGCCACTAAGTTCCTGACCTTACGTCCAAAACCTACGGCGAGCTCCGCAGTGTTCGAGCACTGGATAATCTTCTTACTAGGGTCCCGTCCTAAGAACCAAGCCGGCAACATATACGAGGCGAACTCAGACTTTGTATGCCGTGGTGGCATATTGATGATCAGTCTCTTTATCTTCCCAGTCGCGATCTCTTCGAACTTCCTAGCCATTACCTTGTGATGCCGCCCGTCAATAAATCCCGGCCACATCGCATGGGCAAACTTAATGAAATCATCAAAGGCCTCTTCTCTTTGTTGGCTGGCTTCTAATGCATCTAAGTCGTCAAGGTAAGAGGCTTGTTCGTTAGAAGGCATCTTAAAGAAAGTCTCAGCAGCTTCCTCGGCTTCTTCTCTCGGGAGGTTCAAAGCAAACATCACCCTCCTGACAAACAAGTCAATCTCTTCTTGCTTCTCCAGTTGTTGCTTTTTGTTCAAGGAAGGTTCCTCAATCTTAAATAACTCGGCCTAACACTCCGAGCAGAATTCTTCGCCCGCCGGCATATCCCCAACTCACAAAGCTTCTTCACCACTCTATGAACATTCCCCCGCCCCCTATCCCCAGTATGAAACATGATGTCATCTATAGAAGGCCCATATCCAAAGTTCCTCCAATACTCATCTATCACAAGAAATACAGTCCTCTGCTTCTCAGTCATACACGCCCCTATACACGCTTCATACGTCTGTTTAATCGGCTCTTTATTTAATCTCATTGTAAGTTTTCGTTAAGCTTCACATTAACAGCTGTTAATGTCAGAAAAATATACCCCCCACCACTTTCTATAGGAAAACACATAGGGGGGGTCATTCCTTATCAAAGTCCAATACTTGGTCTGGGGATTTTTGTACACCCCCACCCTCGTTTTTATTTGGTGATTGGATGTCAGAACCTAACGATTGAATGTCAGAAACAGTATGTATATGTCCACCCATGTGCACACCGCCCGCAGGCGCGCCCACCCCTGCCGTGGGTGCGTCCACAGACCCATCAGCAAGGCCGTCACCCCGAATTTCCTGCAGCAATGTGAGCCCATCGTCCTGCTTGGCCATCACATCGGTCACCTTACCCAGTCGTTCAAGTAGTCTGGTTCGTATATCCGAGCTCTTGTGTACTACGACACTCTCCTTGCGTTCTAGGAAAGCTCCGACCTCGAATAGGTTACCGATTAACTGTAGTGCCTTCATGCGTTGTGCAGGTGGGAAGTCCTCATCAAGTGAGTGCTGGACAAGTTGTTGCACCAGTAATGCCTTCAGCTGTACAGGGGTTCGATGTTTCTCTGCCTCTAAAGCCAGTTGGTAGGCCTCGACCTCACGGGCAATCCGAGGGTCACGCATTAACTTATAAGGTTCTGTATTGATTGTGGCCTTGCTTGGCTTGGCCTTATGGCTGACCCTATATGCTTGAGCCTTACTCTGACCCAATGCAATAGCACGGGCGAATTCTCTTTGCTTACTGGTGATCTTGGGTGTCTTACCCTCACTTGAGCTCAGTAGAGTCTCTATCGGAATGGTATCCAGACCTTCCTTGATCTGCGCGCGAGTTAGTTTTTGTGGCATGGTGTTTTCATGGGTATGAAATAAGAATCCCGAACATAGCAGACCTTACTGGTCTTTGCAAACCAACACGGCCTACGAGCTCCATCACGCGATGTTTGTCCAGCACCTAAAAATAATTTATAAAAACATGAAAAAAAGTATTGACAATGCAGCACATGAATAATGTAATAGCGATTCATGTGTTAGTTTATTAAGTTTAAGGAGTTAGTTAATGAAGCCCCTCTACCTTATTGCTTGCAGTAACAAGAAGCTAGACCGCCCTGCACAGGCGCGTGATCTCTACCAAGGACAAGCCTTCAAGTTTGCTATGCGAGTAGCAGACCGCGCGAATGCTGAAGTATGGATACTCTCTGCCGAGCATGGTCTTCTGCGCCCCGAAGAAGTGATCGCGCCCTATGACCGCGCCCTCTGCAATATGACAAAGAAAGAACGCGCCAACTGGACGCGCCTGACCAAAGCATTACTCAAGACAGTCAATGCACAAGACCGCGAGATCACAGTCCTTGCAGGAGCTCACTACGCGACCGCAGTCGAAGGTTTCCCCAATGTCCGATTACCTCTCAAGGGTCTAGGTATCGGTCAACAGTTACAGACCCTCAAACAATTAGGAGAGTAAGAGTGATCACCATAACCATTGACACCAATAACTCAGCATTTGAGGACAACCCTCGCGAGATGGCTGAACTACTTGAACGTCTTGCGAACTATTACAGGGCTAATGAAGTCCTGCCTGATTCCGCCCGCGATTCCAATGGCAACACAGTCTGCCACATCACACAGGACGACCTATGACAAACCTTGAACAGAAGTACATCGAAGCCCAGTTGATCAAGGCCATCCCTCTGCCACCACAGGATTGTGGACAGATCAAGATCAAACTGTACTCAGAACTCGGTCAGTCGAACTGGCTGAACATTTCCCCCGAAACCCTTAAGAAAATTGAACTGGCCTTACTGGAGGACGCATGAAATATTACCGCCACACAATGACCCTGCGCGAGGAGCTCCTGCACCAACGCAGACAAGAACGCGCACAAGCAGGGTATGACCTTTTGCTCGCGCTGTTTGTCTGCCTCTCAGTCTGCTTTATCAGCGTTATGGTGCTCTCATGACCGAAGCCCAGTTTGTCAAGACCGAACACGAATTGATTGAACTGGGCTATCGCTATGAGCGAGCCCCAGTCCAAAAGTCTATCGCCATTCATCAGACCTTCAGCAATCTACTTCAGCAATACCCCATTTACCGCGACCACTTCAAATACTTGTTTGAGCAAGGCCGCAAAGAAGCAAGGAGCAATTAAATGAACAAGACCCCACACGAAATCGTCCACAAGGAGTCAGGACGCATCATTGGCACCTACCCCACATGGGACAAGGCCTATGAAGCCTATGGCCAACTTGGCTATGAGCAGACTGATCATGCTATCGGTGAAGTCGATACACCTTATCTTGAACGAGTCAGACAGTCTGACGCAGAGTGCAAGGCCTATTTAGGCCGCTATGAGGCTATGCGGATTAACAGGGGTGAGCCCCCAAAGGAGATCACGCGCCAAAGGTTTTGGGAATTGCTTGAAGTCCTTATGCCAGCTGACTGGACGCAAGCAGGGTCAACCGAGTCCTTCCGAGTCATTGAGTGCCAAACAGATGACCTCTTCACATGGTGCGCCCGAATCGGTGATCGCTACTTTGAAATGATTGCGCCAAAGAAAACCTCACACATCCAAATTATCAAACTTGCCAAGGAGAAATTATGAAAGTTAACTTCAAGGATATACCCATCGGTACATCATTTATCAGCAACGGAAACTTCTGCACCAAGGTTTCAAACCGAACGGCCGTCCTTGTCCAGTACATGAGGACGTTCTATTTCAAGGCAAACGAACAAGTGGAGATCGCAAATGAAAGTATTTGAACTAATCGAAAGCCTACAAAAGCTGCCCCCACACTTGGATGTTCTGATCTGGGACGCAGGGAATAGGTCGGGCATTGCAATGGTGGATGACGCATTCATTCATGACGAGCAATACCCATTCGTTGAACTCAACACAGATACGGACGATGAAAAAATTACATTCATAGTTCGCAATCACAACGGCACCGAATTAGGCCAATTTGACACAAGGGACAAGGCAGTCGAAGAGGCCAAGTTTTACCGCGAGCAAACAGGAAACACCACATACATCGAGGAGCAATCAGCATGATCGAATCTAAACACCGCAACACATTTGATCAAGACAATCATGTTATTGATATTGGCAAAGGGCAGGAATATGGTTGTGTCCGAGTGACAGTAGCGAACAACGAATTCATAGTTACTGTTCACGACCAGTTTGCACGCGAGATCAAACGCGATATTTACCCCATCAAACGCAATTTGACTGTAGAAGAAATTGCCTTTATGGACGCATACCAAAGCAATGTTAGCGGTGCACCGCCTCATGTAGTTGAAGCATTCTTACGCGCTGAAAGTCATGACCAATTCT